GTTAGTTATGAAGCGTCAACCAGAGACTTACATACCTGACTACACCAAGAAAACAAAAGATTGGTACAATACTGTATTAAACATAGGAGGAGAGGACACAGATGAAGAAGATACTATTATCTCTATTAGTGCTAAGTTCCGTAGCTCACTCAAGTGAGTATGACGAACTACTAGACTCAAGCACTGCCATAGTCGATAAGATTAACACTGGCATCCTTCTAGTGGGCGCAGGTATGGAGTACGCCAATCAGGGTGACGCTTTGTCTGATGGTACTCTATCTACTACAGCACACATACAGGAAGCACAGGTACAAGCGTACAATACTGCTTTGACTAACTTTGCTACTAACTATCAACCATACGGTGACGTTAAGGCTGTATTAGAAAACAAGGCTGTAGTAGAACTAGAGCTTATGGACGATGCTATTGATACGTTTACTGAGGCTGTTGTGAATATGTCTACAGCAATACAGGTAGCTGAGAAAGTAGAAGAAGCCAGTACTCCTGACCAAGAAGCTGAAGTGCAGACATTTGTAGTAGACAACGTAGAAGTCCTACAGATTGAACAAGAGACTGTTGACACATACAATCAGTCAGTGGATGACATCGAGACTCATGCTAACAACGCTAGTGCTTATCTAGCTGTAGCTAACTCAGAAGAAGCTGTAGCATTCCTAGAGCAAGGCGTTGAGAATGCTAACACTACAGCGGAACAGACTAACATCTTTTATGACGCTAACGCACAGTGGGTGTCTATGGGTTACAACACTACACGTAACCTAACGGCTGTATACCTTAACGGTAATGACAATATAGGTTTAGACTTATACGTAACAGAGACTGATGTATTAGCCGCAGGTAGCGAGTCAGAGTTCTTTCAAACAGGACCAACGTACTTAGGTTACTCTTGCTTTATGTACGGAACGGAGTGTGTTGAACTATGAGCTTAGCAGATACAGAACTAACAATCGGCGGCGTTAAGCTAAAAGGAATCTACATTGCTGTAGTGTTCTCACTAGCAACAACCATTGGTTCATTCATCTGGGCTTCTAGCAGTTTATACGGAAGACTGGAAGCAGTAGAGGCACAACAGATACCTGATATAAGCCCCATACGTGAGAATCTAGCGACTTTAGGTACACGCCTAGAGACACTACTAAGTCAACAAGAAAAGCTCTTAGAATTGAATACAGACGTTTCTAAGCTATCTAACGATATTGAAGCTATGAAAGCTACGGTAGCTAAAGCAGAAATTATTATTAATGACATCGGCGATACAGAAGTAAAGTTTAAAACATTAACTAAAGAAGTCGAGGATTTGTGGAAGGGTATGGACTACCTTAACTCAAGTCCCTTACAGAGGTAAGCTATGTTAGATAAACTAATTGGACCAGTAACAGGACTACTTGACAAATTCATAGAGGATAAAGACAAGAAGAATGCCATCGCCTTTGAACTTTCGACAATGGCTGAAAAGCACGGGCAGGAGCTTGCGAAAGCGCAACTTGAAGTTAATAAGACAGAAGCGGCACATAAGAGCTTATTTGTGTCGGGTTGGAGACCTGCTGTTGGTTGGACTTGTTGTCTTGGACTTGCGAGTAACTACCTTCTTATCCCGATGGCAAATTTTACGCTTGCTCTTGCCGATTCTACCATTGAAGTCCCTATTTTAGATATGTCAACTATGATGCCAGTACTTATGGGTATGCTTGGTCTAGGTGCTATGCGGACTGTAGAAAAAGCTAAGGGTGTTGGGAGAAATAAGTAATGAGTATGTTTTCGCTTGTCGCGCAAGGATATGAATGGTATGATGATGAATTTTTATCTCCTGAAGAAATAGCTATACGGGAACAGGAAAAAGCGCAACTAGAGGCGTTATATGAAGCCAACAGAAACAAGACGGGTACTAATCGCGCCCCTGTTGGTCTAAAAAAACAATCAGATATAAACATGGCTGAACAAGCCGAAGCCAAAAGAAAAGCTCAAGAAGAAAAAGAAATTAACGAAAGGATGATTCAAGAGAACATAAGATGGGCTAAAGATAACGACCAATGGGACTACGAAAAAAACGAAATTATACCTGACCCATATTATAAAAAACCAGAGGAATTGGGTGGGGCAAAACGAAGAGAAGAAGAAGAAAGAAAAGCAAGAGAACAGGTTTATTATAACGAAGAACGCAAAGGAATGGCGAGTTCTGGACCGGGAATGTCAGAATTTTATGATAAGTTTCCCGACCAGAAGCAAACAAGTTATTTTGCTCCTGAAAATAAAGCCACAGGTGATACACGTAGTTGGGAAGAAATAAAAGAAGACTTTGTATCAGGCGTAGATGATGGTCCTGTGAGTCACAACCCTTATATGGGAGACAGGCTTAAATATCAGGATAAAATTTTAAAGTTTATGTATGGGGACGCTTATACTAATCGTGAAGAAATGGGCGGTAGTATAGGATATAATGTCATGGACGTTCCTGACTACTATACCAACCAGTATAGAGTGCCTTATGATAGTCCCGAAGGAAAAGATTTTGTCATAGACTTTCCTAAAGATATAGAAGGAGCAAAAGCACAAGCAGATGATTTTTATATTGAAAGCCTAACTAGAAGTCTTGAAAACGCCACAACGGATGAAGAAAAAGAAAGCATACAGAAACTTATAAATAATGGTGCGCCTACTTTTAATACAAGAGAAGACTTCCAATCTTATTATGATTTAGGTGTAGATGTTTATCAAAACAAAAAAGAACTTCTTGACAGCGGTGTAGCTGAAGCTGATATTCCTTTTAGTGTTAACAGTGAATTAAAAGATGCTTTACAGATACAAGAAGATGTAATGGCTAATTGGGTTTACTTCGGGGACGGTAGAAACTCATGGGTTGTAAATGACAATGCCGGTTTGTTTTTTAAAGATATAAACAATTATGAGATTTTTAAAGAGGGTGATGCTTATCTCAACACAGGGACTGGTTTTACACGCGGTTCTCTTGAGGGTTTTTTAGAAGACCCTGATTATTTCTTGGGCGGGTTTGGTGAGAATACTTATTGGATTAAAAAACCTGAAGTAATAGAACAGTCTACCTTTTCAAAAAACATGAGTATTGTCTCGGACGTAGTGTCTATACTAGCCCCCCCAGCCGCCCCTATTATTCAAGCGGGTAAAGTAGCGACAGCAGGTGGCGAGCTTGAAGATGTTCTTAAAGCAGGGGGCAAAGCCTATGTAAAAGGTAAAGTAAATGACGTAACTAAGGAATACATATTAGATACTTATGAAGCTATAGATATACCTGTAAGAGAACTTGACCTATACGCTCAATCAAAAATAGTAGACGTTACAAACGATGTTCTTGCGGGGAAATCAGGAACAGAATCGGCAACAGATGCGGTTCAAAGCATTGTATGGAAAAATATAAAAGAAGAAGTAGGTTATACTTTTGAAGAATTTGAATCTAAGTTTGATTTAAACCTACCTGACTTTGGTTTAGATATTGATTTACCAGACATAGACTTACCTGATTTACCTGACTTTGATTTAGATATTGATGTACCTGACTTTGATTTAGATATTGATGTACCTGACTTTGATTTAGACTTACCTGATATTGATTTACCTGACGTAGATATTCCAGACATCAATCTGCCAGATATAGACTTGCCTGATGTAGATTTAAACTTGCCAGACATGCCTGACTTAAATGTAGATTTAGACTTACCTGCTGTAGACTTAGATTTATCAGGAGTAGAAATACCAGAGTTTGATTTTGATTTAGATTTAGAAGGTTTAGATACCGAGGGTCTTGACATAGAAATGCCAGAAATGCCTGACATAGATTTACCTAGTTTAAGATTACCTTCTTTAAATCTAAGAAAACAAGAAAGAGAAGAAAAAGAAAGCGAAGTAGAGGAACTGTTTAGCTCGGAGTTATTTAAGCACGATACTCAAGTTAACTACACACAAGGATTGCTTGCTCCTAAAATAAACTTAAGGAAATTTTAAAAATGACTTACTTACAACTAGTAAACAGTGTACTACGTAGGATGCGTGAAAACGAAACTACTAGTATTGAAAACTCAACGGATAGCTATGTGAAACTAGTGGGTGAGTTTGTCAATGATGCTAGACGTATTGTAGAGGATGCTTGGGATTGGTCAGCACTTAGAAGTACAATCACAGTAACTACAGAAGACAACCTGTTTAGCTACAGTATGACAGGCACTAACAACTCCTTTAAGATACTGGACGTTATTAACGATACGTCAAACTTCTTTATGCGTCCTGCTAGTTCTTCTTGGATGAACAACGCATACCTAGTCCAAGAGCCTACTAAAGGCTCACCTGAGTACTACTCTTGGAATGGTGTGGACGCTAACGGTAATGCCTTAGTTGACTTATACCCTAAGCCTGACAAAGCATATACATTACGATTTAACATTGTTGATAGAGGAGACCCGTTTACTCTTGACGCAGATAAACTAGTTGTGCCTTCATTAGCAGTAGTGCAGTACGCAGTGGCTTTATCTTCTCGTGAACGTGGAGAGACAGGCGGTACTTCAGCACAGGAACTATTTGCTTTAGCGGACACTACGTTAGCAGATGCAGTAGCGTTTGATGCCGCTAGATTCCCTTCTGAAACTGTATGGACACCTTGCTAATGGCACAACAACTACAGAACATTACAGTACAAGCCCCAGGATTTGCGGGCATTAACAGTCAGGATTCACCTGTATCTATTGACCAGTCCTTTGCGGCTACCGCTAGTAACTGTATCATTGATGAATATGGACGTATAGGGGCACGTAAGGGCTATACGGAAGTATCTACTGATTCTAGTACAGCTACGCAGTTAGGCACTAGTAGAGGCGTAGAAGCTGTACACGAGTACGTTAAACGTGATGGGACTAAGACAGTATTCTCTGCGGGTAACAATAAAATATTCACAGGCACTACAACCTTAACACCTGTAACGCTTCCTGTAGGCTATACAATAACAGCTAACAACTGGAAGATAATTACATTTAACAATGACGTTTATTTCTTCCAACGTGGTCATAAGGCATTAAAAAGTACAGCAGGAAGTACTACTCTTGTAGAAGTAGTAGATGGCTCACACTATGCTCCTGAAGCTAACGAAGTTATAGGTGGCTTTGGTAAACTATGGGCGGCTGATGTATCAGGTAATAAACATACTGTATATTGGTCAGACACTCTTTTTGGTATCAACTGGCACGGTGGCACATCAGGTTCATTAGACCTTACTAATGTATTCCCTAGCGGTGACGATGAAGTTGTCGCCTTATCTGTACTTAATAACTTTTTAGTTATATTCTGTAAGCGTTCAATTATTGTTTACTCAGGTGCTAGTAGTCCTGCTAGTATGGTACTACATGACACTGTAGAAGGCGT